CGTCTGATTCCAAAGAGCGTAAAGCCCCGCCTTTATCGGCTGCTGCCCCCATGAAGGTATATCTACACGGCTTTTTGTCATCCCCCTGTTTATATACCTTGATAGGCCGACGTCCGATAAAGCCTTCTCTACATCCGCATTTTGCTGAGGCACTGCTCCAAGCCGGGCGAGCGGCATGTAGTTTGCTTCACTTCCGAGTACCTCGTTGTATTCCCTGGCCACAAAGTCTTTAAGCCTTCCGTAATGCCGGTCATAATCTCCGCCGATTATATCCATCACGCTGCGGAACTTTTCATTTCCCTCTGCCGCGAAAAAAGCGTCCAGCTTTTTCATGTCGCTCCAGTATCGTTCCGCTATTTCCGATTCAAGTTTCATTTGTCCGGCCAGGTCTTTGCCGTTCATAACACCTAACGCTTCCCTCTCCCTGGGCGAAGCATAATCGCCGAATATCACCGCGTGTAAAGCCCTTTCGTTATACTGCGCATAATAGAACGAAAGCATTTCATCGAGCGTCACCCTGTCTTTATTCCAAATTTCAAAGGTATGGCTGCCGAGATCCTGAAGGCGAATTCCCTTTTCCTTAAGCTGTTTTTCAACCATTGCCTGGCGCTCTTGGATATACCGGTTCTTCTCGTTAAAGGCCTCGTACTCTCTCTGCGTTATGGTGTTGTATAAATACCCGTCCTCGCCTCCTTCAAGCCTCCGGAAAAAACGCCGGGCATTATGCAGGCTGTACCATACACCCCGCCATGCCGCTCTCTTGTCTTCCTTCATCCTCGTCTCGGCAATACCCCGCGTTCTATCCCCGCCGGCATTTTTCGGCATGTGCTCTTCAATCACCCTCCGGATTTTTACCTGCTCTTCCTTCCGGAGCTCCGAGCGAGCATCCTTACGCGCTTCTTCCCTTTCCCTTCCTTCCTTCCGGAGCCGGTTCACAATTCCGGCAAGCGTTTGTATATCCTCAATATTAAAGTTGTCAACCTTGAAGCGTCTGTTCCGCTGTTCGTCTCTTTCAAGCAAACCTTCCAGCTTGTAAAGGAGATCCGCGGGAATATAATCCTGCATCTCTTTACGGAGTGCGGACCATTCTTCCTTGCTGTATTTCCTCGGCTCCTCGGTTATATCTATTCCCATATCCTGGAATATATCCTCATATTCCAGAAGGTTTTTGTATAAAGTCCGGCGCTGTTGAGCGCTTATTTCCGTGTAAGCCCTCACTTCGCCTTTTGGTGGGTTCTTGAAAACAATATGCTCTATCGTGTTATACGCTAAAACATTCAGCTTCTTTTTCAGTGTTGCGCGGTACTCCGCGTCTGTCGCAAACTGGTTGTATAATTCCCGGATGTCTTTTGCCCCTTTTCCAATAAAGCGGGCTATTGCCTCATAACTGTCAAAATGCGCCTGTATCCACTCTATTTTCGCCGCCTCGGTGACGCTTACAGTTTTAAGGTCCGGCTTCCTTAATATCTGCTTTATATCCCTTTTCTTAATTTCCCGAAGCTGCCCTATTGCAGCCAGCTCCGCCTGGAGCCGTTCCTGCTCTCTATAGGCCTTTCGCAGCTCCAAAAACGCAGTCCTCTGAGTAGGCGTCAGATCTTCCCTGGCGAAGCTTTCCAATTGCGCAGCGACATTGCTCACCTGTTGATAAGCCTTGGACAGTTTCTTTGCCTGTTCTCTTTTTGCCTTCAGCCCTGCGTTGCTTGTATCAGCCGCTTGTTGTTCCCAAAGTATTTGTTCCTTGCGGGCATTGCGTTTGAGCATTTCCAGCATCCACTGGAAATCTTTGAATCCTTCTCCGCGCTCCTCAATCAATTTCTTGGCCTTCGCAACGTCTTCTTTTAGCTGTTCTTCGTATGCGGTAAGATCCGGATCTTCAAACTGTAATGTTTTGTTGTCTATCTTTTTCTTCACGCGGTCGGAGCTCAATCGCCGGCCGATACGTTCAATTTCCTCAGGGCTTGAGCTTTCAAGATAATCCTCATCAGCAAGGCCCTCTGTATCCAATCGCTTAATGCGCTGTATATCGTTCTCTGCCGGCAGCCAGGTTTCATCTCCTGTCATCATCGCCCAGGCTTCCATGTACTGGAGCGGACGGTTCCGAATCATTCCCCGGATTATCTTCTTTGTCCTGTCTTCTACTTCACTTCCGGCTGCGGTACTCTTGAGGGCAGTATCCCAGTTTGGATTTGTTGTGTTAAAAGTGGTCAATACCCGATTGTAAACAGCCTCGTTCTGCCGGGTTTCCTCATCCGTTTCACCCTGCACATGACCTTCTTTGATAATAGAGTTCACGTACTCCAGTAATTCATTGAAGCCTTCATCTGTATTTATCATGTTAACGAACGCTTCCGCCGTACGCGGCTCCCCGGCAAGCTCCGCCCTAAGCGCCTCAAGGTTTTCTTCCGGATATATTTCTTTCGCTCCGTCCACAAACGCATTGAAGAACCTCTTCATCGCCTCGGTGGGTTCTTCACCAATCTTCACGTTTTCCCGGGCGCTTGGCTTTTCTTTTGCCTCCGCCGCCTTTTCAAGCCAAAGCCAATCTGAATGGCTGAAAGAACGCGCTGTATCCGCGTATGTCTCCGCGTCAATGCGTGGAACACCCTGCTGCTCCAGAAGTTCCACCGCCGCCGTCCAGTCGTCTGCTCCTCGTACCAGTCGCGCCGCTTCAAGCGCGTGTTCCGCGCCTGCGCCGTAAGCGGCAAGAGCTGCAGATGCTTTTTCAACCGATACGCCGGATATAAAATTTGTTGCGCTCCCCGCGTCCCCGGACTTCGCCGCCCGAGCCAGTGCGTCAAAGTACCCGAGGGCTTTAGCCTTCCTGAAAACTTCATTTGGCATGGTATTATAATCAGCGTAATGCGCCGCCATATCCGCGCCAGTTTCAAACCCCGCGGCTTCCTTCACAACCTCAGGATAATTATTGATAAACTCCGCAAGTCCCTCGTCCTGAAAAGCCTCGCTATAAAATGTCTGGGTAATGTCTATATCGTCGTCATCGAAAATAACATAGTTGTATGAGCCTTCTCCATCAGCGCGGCTTGAGCCGTCCAAGTAACGGATGCCTTTGATTTCAAGCGAATTAAGATATTTAGATGCTGCTTTATCACTTTTGTATTTTGCTTTTAGAAAACTATAAAAATATTCACCGGTAGTTATATCTTTGTATGATGAATGATAATCAGAGTTAGCTTTTGCTCGTACTTTCTCAAGGGTTTCTTGGCGCTCATTAATATCATTTTGCAGTGCCCTTTTTATATTATCTGATTGTTCTGTTAATGGTTTATCCCAGTCCAGCATTTCTTCATCGCCGGGGATATCTACTTCGTATAGAGTTCCCTCCTCAACCCTAAGGCCTTTACTATCCAGCTTATCAATAAGCTCTATGAATTTTTCTTGTACTTCCGGTTTAAATACTTGCCTCACTTTTTCAACAGCTTCATTCCTGGTAAGCCTTATAAACCCGTCAATATCTTTGTATAAGAAAAGAAAACTGGCGGCCCAGGATTCTTCACCACTTAGCTTCTTGTCTCCATCATAATATTCTGGCGCTGATAGTTCCTCCCGGTACCACTCTGCGACTTCCCTCTTGCTTGCAAAGTAATGTCCCCAGCCGTAGGCCTGCGCCCCTTCTCCTTCCCCCATGTGGGAACTGTCAAAGCGTTCAAACCTATAAGGGCTGCCGTGATAAGCGGCCTGAAAATAAATATTTTCATCTTCCGGATAATAATGCTTGACATCAGCATGGTCTTGAAGTAGTTTTTTAATAGGTTCCATATTGAGGCGGCTGTTCACGTCAGCGGGATTGGTCCGCTGTTGGGTATCCTCCTCAGGAGCCTGTTGCTCCAGGTTGTGGAGACTCATACCGACAGCATTGGGCTGCAATTGAGTTACCACGGCCTGGAGTTTTTCTATATTGGCATAATGCAACTTCCCTTGGTTTATCCAGTTTAACCATTTGGTGGTATCTTTTGGATACAATCCCCTTATCTCCGAAACAGTTAACTCTTGCAGCCGGCTATCAAAGTGAATACCTACCAAAAAGTTTTTTTCTTTTTGCTTCGTAGAGATAATTACATTCCTGGCATCGGCTTTTTTGGCGTAGCTAAATACTGCTACGGGTTCATTTATTAATTTAGCAAAATTGCTTAATTCTTTTGGATCAAAAGGATGTTTTTTACTAGTGGATTTCTTTTTTAACTGTTCGGCAGTAAGTTCTATCTCCTGCTCTGCCGGAATACCTGCCCGTCGTAATATCCACCCAGGCAGCCCCAGTTTGAATATGTGTCCCTTCTCAATCTTCCCTTCAAGAAATTTCTCAAGTTCCTCATTAAAGCGGCTGTTTGTTTCCTCAATAATCTGCTGAAAATACTCTTGTCCCGCCTTCTGCGCTACCGCTTCAGAGCGTTTCTCTATTGAAAGATTTTCGTTCTTAATGTCGCGGTCCAAACTGTCAGAGTAAATCTCAAACTCTTCCGGAACGCTCTCCGCTTTTTGTATAACATTACCCGCCTCTTTCGGAACGTTTATCTCTGTTTTTGTAACATTTTGCCCTGTTTTAGGAACATTTTCCGCTCCCTTCCGCTCAACAGTTTGTTCGCCAAAAAGCTTGTCAAAAAGCGCTTCCACTTCCGAAGTCAGGTATTTGCTTTTCTGTAAAGCGTCCTTCAGGTCTTTAAGGAATTCCTTTATCCGCTCATACAGTTTCGCCAGGGCGGAATCGTTCACCGACTGCGGGCCTTTTTGCAAATACGCTTCCGCGCCGTAAGCAAGCGTCTCCATCGCGTTTCTCATCATAGCCTCGCGGCCGGCCGCGTCCGCCTGGTCGTAAGCCTTTTGATCAAAGCCCGCGGCCTTCATCATCTCGCTGTGCAGTTCCGGATCAAGAGACTTCGCCAGTTGTGTGAAAGCGTGAATCCCCTCATGTATGAAAGTGGAAACATCCGCGTCCTTTGCCGCGTATATCGCCTTGGTAATGCCTTCCGATCCCGGGATCATAAAGCCGTGAATATTTTGCCGGGCTTCTTCCCGCTGCGTGTCGGTCAGGTTCTCCTCAATACGCTTCACCGCCGCCGCGTCAGATACCACTCCCTCTTTGTTTGCTATCCACCTGGCAACCTGCGCGTCATCCAGTTTCTGTGTAAAAAAGCCTTCCAGGTTTCCGCCTGTAATCCTATTCATAAAAGAATCAAAACCGCTATTGAACCATTTGCGGCCTACAGTGTCGTAAACATCAACAATTACCTGCGCCGCTTCCTCTCCTTTAAGGAGAGTATCAAGCGACTTTATCTGCCGGGCAAAGTTTTGCTTCGCCTCAATATCCGCCTGGGTGTCGGGACTGGAATAATAGGGCCGGTTAAAGTCAAATTGTCCGCTTTCCCCCATGGGCCGCGCCTGGGTTTCACGGCTCCATCCGAAGCGCTGCGCGTATCCCTCTCCGATGGGCGAGTAGTGTTCTCCTTCATAGTCAAAATCTTTTCCGATATCGTTTGCGAAATTCTGTAAAATATTACCCCGCAAGCTTTCGTATTTTTCTCCTACCTTAAACTCGGTAAATACTGGACTCTCTCCGCGCAACTCATACCTGCCAACGGCATAGCTGTTTCTCTCGCCCTTGTGTGGATCTCCCACACGAATCTCGCCTGTCACACGGCCGCCCGATTCCGTATGTCGGTTGTGCTCCATGTAATAGCGACCGTCTTCCGTGCGATAAACGTCACCGCTAATGTCCATCGCGCCGTATAGCCGTCGGGTCCTCAACTCTTCGGTACGTTTTGCTTCTTCCTGCCTCGCTGTCGATTGGCTCTCGTGTATCTGATCTATCTGCGCCTCGGACAAACCCTTAACCATCGGATGGTCTTTAACCGCCGCGCGGAATTCCGCCTTGTCGTCAATGTTAGCCGCAAGGTTATTGAGCTGCGCCGTCTGCCGGGCCGTCTCGCGTACATTGCCGGTTATGGAAAGCGGAAGTCCGGCAATTCCAAAGCCTATTCCGCCGGCAATGCCGCCGAGTAATGACTGCTTCATCTCGGACCAGAACTCAGGGCTCCCCCATGCGTCACGGTCAACCGGCGCGTCCTGCATAGCGTCAGCGATTGAAAACATTGCCTGCTCAACCAGAAGCTGCAACACTTCTTCAAGCCCTTCTTCTCCGGCCTGCTTTGTAAATTCAACGGCTGTTTTGGCCAAAACATTTTTGCCGAGGGACGCAGCAATACCTGTCTCGGATATCCTCTTTATGAATTTTTTTGAGGCGTTTTCTGCTATTCCGGATACCACCGTTTTTGGCAGCAATTTACCCGCGGCTCTTCCTATGCCTGGTATTGTGCCTAATCCAACTTCTATAAATCCTTGCAAGCTACCGCCTACTAAAGCCAGCCCCTTGGCGTTTTCCTTTTCCACTCCGGCGGCAAGAAGGTCAATGTACATGAGCCCAATCATTTCAGAACTTGAAGACGCAAAACTGCCCAGGCTAGCGCCCAACCCCGTCAGCGTACCTCCGGAAGCAAGCCCCAGGGCTGCGCCGCCAATAGCGCCGCCGGCAAGAGCTTTTCCTGTGGCCGGAGCAGATTGTATTGTAGTGTTTACAATAAATGAGAGCGGATCTGTGGGCATCCCTCGGGAAAGTTTTTCATTTGCTTCTCGCAGCGAAGTGATTTGTTTCCATAAATCTTTTTCCCTGTAATGCTTTAAATTAACAAGATTTTTTTCTTCTTGTGTTAAGTGTTCCCACAATTCAAGCCTTTTTGTGTCGCTCTCTTTCAGCGCTTCAAACGCAGTAATTTTGTCAGCCCGGACATTTTTCGCCTTATGGGCTTCTGTTAACCTGTCTGGCAGATTCATGAGTTCTTGCCCTAATTTTCCTAGAGGAGCGTTATTCTTCATTATTTGCAATGAACTTTGTAACGCTTTCAAACGGCTCTGCGGCAGCGCATAACGGTTTTCAATATCGCCGGAAATTATCTTCCACATCTCATCATAATTAGCCATGACGTATGAAGGCTCTAGTCCCGTGTATTCTGCCATTTCCTTCGCAAACGCGACCTTATAAATATCATCATCATCAATAAGGCCATGTTCCCGTAAATCGTAGAGCCCGTCATAATACCGCTGTGAAAGCCTAACTCCAGAAGCTGCCGATTGCTCCTGAAAATCTTTCTTCTGTAAAGCTGCTTCGCTCCAGGACTTAAACAAATCCTCCGCTTTTTGATCTGTCGTTTTTCCGTTTGGTGTCAGCTGAATATCCGGGCGATAATCCCCCGGACGTTCCGGAAGCCTGGGACGAAAAATATCTTTGCGCTCAAAATCACGGAAAATGTCTGACATAAACTCCTCTCAAAAAAACCCTCCCGGGCATGTTATAATCCAGGGGAACACAACAACCTTGACCGTATGGTCAGGAATACTACACACCCCAGGAGGGTAAAAAGATGACTCAAGATGAAGAACTCAAAGAAAAATATCTCCAAGAAAAACGGGTTACAGACTTCAATAACGAAATTCTCCGTAAACAAGATATCAGGCTAAAGTGCCTTGAAATTGCTGCTCGGATGATAGGGCCACTTGCCATTAAGGAAAACCAAACACCCGATCAAATCCTTGACCAGTATGCCTCTCTGTCTTATTCGATAGAGTTTCATGTTACTCGCCAGCACCCTTTGCAAGCAGACCCCGACTTTTAAAGTAATTTTTTGCAAATGCGATCTCATCCTCGGTTCTTGTATTGGGATCAAGGCGTTCGTTGATAAATTGTTCGAGATCCTCCTTCTCTTCCTCCTCCATACATTTTTTATAGAATAGATCTATGCTTATTGTGTAATCGCCCTTGGAGTCAAACGATACGACATCAATTCCTAACGGTTTAACTAATTCCCTGATGTCCGATACAACATCAAATAACGGCCTTTTCATCTCATCTCTCCTTCTGTTTTATTCCGGGAAGCATACCGCCCCCTTGCTTTAAATTTCTTATTAACATGCCGTGCCCTCCGTGGTATAATTCCTTGAGGGTAAAAACATGAAAAAACCGGCTTTGAAATCTGTAATACGGCGCTCCATGTACAGTAGGAGCCCGGCACGAATAAGACAGCAGAAACCCAATACAAAAAAGGAAAGTTTCATCGAAAGTAATTTTAGAACTATCCTTGTCGCTCTCTGTGCGATTGTGACAATCGCTTTTGTATTTTTTGTTTTTGATGCACATGAACAGCTCAATGATATCAATAGGGTTTTAGGGTATATTGACGGTGACCTTGAAGAATTATATGGCATTAAAAGAGAACTTCGTGATATTTGGAATGAAGTCAAAGATATTGCACCCGCAATTGACAACTTGGCTTGGCGGCTTAGATAACTTCTTGCTTTCTCTTTCATTTAATTTTTCTGTCCCTGCTGTAAGAAATAACCGACCCATGCCGCAAGCTTGCTCTCTTTACTGTTCCGCCTGTCCTTCCATGCTGAAATACTCCCGGTATAATTCGGCGGCGGCGCTTCCTCAAAATTAAAAGGCTCTTTGGTGTAAGGGTTTACCTTGTCTATCGAAAGTGAGTTTTTAATTTCTCTCATATCCAAATTAAGCCGGACGTAATTTTCTGTTGCCGTAAGCGGCCGGTTTTCCCTTGCGTGTTCTTCCCATCTCCCCGTAGCGGGGTTTTGCTTCATAACTACCTGATTGGCTTTCTCGTCGTAATCCATGTAGTAAGTTCCGGCCTTTTCGCCTTTCTCTACCACAAATATGCCTTTCGGAATGATGTCGTTTTTGTTCCGGCTGCTTTGCATCCACGCCGGTTTTAACTCATCAGGCTGAAGCCTCAATAACGCGGCGGTATTATTTTGCTCATCCCCGCGGACAGCCTTCGCGTCGCTTTCAATACGCTCGCTCCTCCACCGCTCTTTATCCCTGATGTCTGTATAGACAACATGCTCAGCCTGTTCGCTCATAGCCTCGGCGCTGTAATCCGCCAGGTTCTTAAAATAATTCCCTTTTTGGGAAGGCGTGCTTCTCCATTCCAAAATATTAACAAGGCTCTGGCCTGTGAAAGTCCTCATCGCCTCCCTTAATGCGGATATGTTTATCACCCCTTCCCTAAACAGCTCAGTGTTCCAGAACATATCCGTAAAAAATGTAATGCTGTTTTGCGCAAACTGGTCTTTTTGCAAATCTGTCAGTTTTTTGTCTTCGAAAATGTTTTTGTTGTAAAACTGGTTTGGAATACCCTCACTTGCCGCTTTGTTGTATGTAATTATTTTTTGAAACTTCTCATACTCATCCCAAAGCTGTGGGCAAAGCTCATTTATTAATTCCTTAACAGCAGTATTAAACGCCAGAGTATATTTTTCCTGTTCTTCTTCCCATCCTCTACTCGCGAAAAACCCTGTAGCAGTTCCTGGCCCGTGCTTTTGTTCGTACTCATACTCAAAAGCGTTTTTCCTGATTGCAACTAAATGATTTTTTACGTCATTAAGTGTTGTTAGTGGGACTTCCCTCATCCGCCCGTCATCTTCTTTTATCCTGACAACGACACTGCCTTCCTCAATCAACGGCCGCAGCAGCATTCTCGGAGATTCCCACATGGCGGCAAGCTTTCCCTCCTGCCCCTGCGCCTTGAAGCCTTCCATCTTCCCAACGGGAAAATACTCTTTTCCCCTAACCCGGTGGTCGTCGCTGAAATTATTATAGGCAGGATCATTTTTGTCGTATGCCTTATTCCATAAAGGCCGGTATTCATTTGCAAGTTTCAAAGCCCCGTCAAGATCGCCCAAAGCGGTAAGCCTTTCTACGTATGCGTTTGCTTCAATAACCCGGTTCCAGTGTTCTCCCTGTATTTCCTTAGTTCTCTGTTCTACCAGCCCTTGCTCAAACCCGTCCCATCCTACAGAAGTCCACGGCCGCGTTTCTGTCTTTACGATATTTCCCTCTGCGTCGTATTCATAGACATTTACGTCATCCATAAAACTGAAGCGTCCGCGGATCGCTTTAATGGCGCCGTCAAGGAGGTTTACGTCATTTACTTCGGCCATGACACCTGCCGCGAATTTCTCGTAAAGTTCCTGATCAAAACCCCGCAGCATTTTCCCTTCAGTCTCGGGGTCTATGAACATCCTCATTTTAAGCTGTTCTAAATGGTTTCTGAATGAAGTCCTTTTCCTTTCCGGCTCCCAATCGGATTCAAGAACGTGCCGCATGTTGACATGGAAGTCCTCGGCGTCCTGCTTCATCCTTCGCTCATCCGCTCTCTCCTGCACTATGCGCATCACACCAGCGTCAGATTTTCTTTTCCAGTTATTTAAAGCCGTCCTGATATTCGGGCTCAATTTCTGTATGTCGTTTTTGTCCCAGGCTTTCGCATAAGCCTCATCCATAGAGTACATGACCTTCTCCATGTACTCCTTGAAGTACCGCTCGCCATTTCCGTTGTATGGATTTATCCGGAGATAGCGTTCCGCTTCTTCGTTCAAAAGGTCGGTAATATTACTGTATAAAAGATTTTCTACGCGCCGGCGCGACGCGTCTTCGTCTTCAAGGGCGCTGCGCTCCCCCAAGGCCAAAGAAGCCTCCTCCATTTCTCCGACCGCTCTTTGAAAATGTACGCTGCCTTTTTTGAAAGGGCCGTCCTCCCTTTCTTTTTCAGCCTCATACCAGTCCGCCAATTCTTTATTAAATTTTGCCGCTCGCTCTTTTATGTATTCACTATCATCTAACCTTTCATCATCAAAAGGATTATCCCTTTTGTAATTTTCAATAAAAGTCTTTTCATGCGTATCAAGAAGCTCAAGGTCAACACCTTCACGGTGTAACTTCCAGGCGCCTTCCTGCGCCATGGCGCTGCCCCGGGCCGCTTCGCCTGTCTCCGCGCTCATCTGTGCGGCGTTCTTTTGGTAATACTGCGACGTGTTTCCCGCGGCGTTTGTTTCATACCAGCTTTTGTTATACTGCTGCAGCTTCTTCTGATACTCATCAATATCGCCGCCGTCATAGGGATTTTTCCGGAGGTAATCCTGAAAATCATTGCTGAATTTTTGAGCCGTCATCCGGAGGTCAAAATCATTCTGCTCTTTTAGCTTTCTCGTTTTCTCGCCAAGAAACGGAGCGGCCGCATTAGCGCCTGAGTAAAATACATCAAATAAGCTTGCGCGTCCCATTATTCATCAACTCCCGCTTCAAGGGCTTTCTTTGCGGCGCGTCTTTTTTCTCTTTCCGCGCTATAGCGATCGAGATCTTCAATCTTGTACCAGCGATCCCCCATTTTGCCGTGCGCGGTAATCCTTCCTCGCTTTGCAAGGTCGTAAATAGCGGCTACTGAAACTCCGAGGTAAGTAGCTGCGCCGCTTATATCAAGCGCTGTGACAGGACGTTCTTCCTCTTGTGAATCATTTGGTTTTTGCGGCGGCTCCCGCGATAATTCTTGCACCGCTGGCGGCTCGGGTTTTACTTCAGCTTCAACAGTTTCCGCGGCCTCAGGGGGCAAAGCCTTTTTTTCCTTTTTACTTGCGGTGGGAAGAGTTTTCTTTTCCGGAGCTGGTTCTTCAACCTGCGCCGCTTCCGGAGGAGGAACGTCATCTTCGCTTATCCAGGCGTTAATAAGTTTTTTAAAAAAACTTCTCTCAGCTTTTACCCGGACATTCCAATGAAGAATAAAGCCTTCCTTCGCGAGTGCTTCCTCGGCTTTTTTCATTGCGCCAATTGCAGTTTTAAGCTCTTCCATTTGTTCCTCCAGTCCTGTCTTTTTAAAGAGCGGAAAAAATATTCGCCTTCTTGGCGTTCACGACTTTAGTAACCGCATTTACAGGTATCTGCATCTGTCCGCCCATGTTACCGACCGACATACCCACGCTCGCGCCGAAACCCGCCCCGCTGAACATTCCTGTCAAATAATCCAGGGGGCCGGCTTTCGCGTCCCTTATCGCCCGGTTATACCCTTCCATCTCAAGGCCGAATATCTGATCCGCGTACGTGTCGCTTAACGTTTTTGCCCGGGAGCGGTAACCGCCCGAGCCCCATGAGTCTATTTCCCTCCCGATATCGTCAAACGATGTGGAGTACTGCGCCGCCATATTATTGAGTCCCAGGGAAGTTCCTCTTTCTTGTAAAGCAAGCTGCCGCTGGAATTGCCCCTCCTCGAAATCAATTCGCTGTTGCAGCGCGTCATTTCCGCGGATACCGCTTGCCCCCTGATCAGATAGCGCCATGCCTTTATTGTCAGATAGAGAAATCTGCGCCGCCTGGTTCTGGAGCGCCTGCCCTTCAAGGCCCGTATTGAAGCCGGTCATGTCTACGTTATACGCTTGGGCAAGGCGGTTTTTCTGGAGGTTAAGGCCCTTCAGTGCGGCATTGCGCTGTAAGCCCCATACTCCTGCGTCGTATTCCCGCTTGTGCCCGTAGGCGTCCTTTGCAAGCTGCTGCTGCTCTCGGATCTGCTTTTGTTCTTTTTGAGAGCTCAAGAAAGTGGACAGCATTCCCATTCCCGCGCCCGCTATCGCCCCGATTACCAAAGGAACCATTACTGAACCTCCGCGTTAAGTGAAAGTATCTTTACCGGTTCCGGCTTTTCGCAGACAAGCTCGACTTGCACCTGCGCATCCCAGGAGCCGGGGAACGGCATTTTATGCACCCCGCTGTACGGTGTATTGATATTTGTTATTTTGTCTGTCTTTATATTCTCTCCGGCCGCAATAGAAGAAACCAAAGGCAGGTAACTTTCCAGAAAACGGAGCGTCAAATTTGTTATCCGCTGTTTGGACATTTTTTCATTCGCAAGAATCGGTAAAGTACGCATAATACTTTTATACGAATACCCTATATAAACATCCCCTGCGGCGTTCCAGTCAGGTTCCTTATCCGCGTCAAGGGCTTCATAGAGAGTTTCATCTGCGCTTCTTTTTATAACGCGGCAGAGGGCTATTCCATGCGCCGGATAAGCCTCCCTTGCGGCCGCCCAGGTACTCCTTTCTACATGGGTAAACGAATCCAGAAAAACCTTTCCGTCATAATCAAAGCGTTCAAGGTAACACCCGTTTAAGTATTCAACCAAAAGAAAAACATCGTCATAGCCGCTTGCCCCCGGAACTACCGCAAGGCTTTTTACTTCGCCTGCTCCCGTGCGGCGCGTCCATGCGAACACTCCCAGGGAGCGGTCGTAAAGAAGCGTTACGACTTTCCCGTCTTCGCGGGTAATAAAGAAATTTGCGTGCGGTGATAAAACGAAATCAAACTCTAAGGCGCCGCTTTCCGTAAGCATCTCTGGCGACAAAACCGCCATATTATTCGCGCGGAAATTATTGTCCTGCTGCGGTATGTAATACTCTACAAGGCTCTTCTTTCCCGCCTGAAAAAAACATGCCGCGTCCCCGATGGCCGTCCCCTGGACTTTATCGCTGCCGTAACTTGAGTTTCGTACGGCCTGGACATTTATTGCGCTTACTCCCGGAGGTATAATCCACTCTCCGGTCTCTGTTCCTACAATGAGCCCCTTGTTAACCGTAAGCCAGCGGATAGCGTCGCTTGAATCGCTTGCAATCTCGAAAGTAAAGCCACAGTCCGCGGTGGGGTACCTGTCAAAAATATAATCTTTTGTATAAAGAGCAATTACGCAATCAGCTTTTACATTACCGCTTGATATCTGCTGCTGGATTCGTAAAGGAGTTCCATACAGGGTAAGATATATTCCTTCAAGAATAAAAGATTTCTGCATCCTGCTTTGGATATAGTCCCAAAAATCGTCAATAAACTGATTAAAAACATTAAAGGCAAAATAGTCAGAATAGTTTGAGCCTGCGTAATAAGAAAAATTTCCAAGAATTGTTTCGTAAAGATAATCGCGGTCGGTTACACACTTTTGGGCGTTATTAAGGTCAATAATATGCGGCGTTTCATTGACGCCCATTTGCAGCTCCTCTCTGATTGTATATTCATATTTCCCATTTCTATACCTGATACGAATTTTAAAAGCTGTCATAGTGGACACATAAGAAAAAATCTGATAGTCCCCGCTCCATTGGTCGCCATACTCTACGCTATTTTTCCAGGACAAAAATTCGGAATTTTGCGCAGAGCTTAAAGAAAAAGCTTTTGCGTTATTACTCATTAACATATTCTTCACCTGTAAGCCGCTAACCTTCGTACCGGCAGGGTAAAGAGAAGAATCTACATGATAATCCTGAGGGTTTTTTGTAAATTTTCCGATTTCAGCGGAATCAATTATTTCAACTATATTTGTGCCCATGCTTACTTTACCGTTGATTGTTATATACTCTCTTACCTCCGAAATAAATTTTTTGTATGTCGCGAATTTTCTGATATCCTCTACGCTGCTTGCGAACAGCCTTTGCGGGTTTGCTTTTGTCCCGGCAAATATAAGCCGGCCATTGAAGAACGTTGCCGTCCTCGGCCATTTATTATCCGAGGAAAGCCACCCGTTATTTTGATACTTTTCATCTTTTTCTTTAAATGGATTTGTATCTATTCCTTCTTTTGCCACAAGTTCCACATTTATATCAATGTTGAATAGACTAATATCCAATTGGCCATTGCTATACTTTATTTCAAGCGGCTGGTAGTTTTCCTGGCAGAGTATCATCCTGTCGAAGTTCTGCGCGTACTGCACTTCCAGTATTTCTTCAAGGAAGTTATATACCTTAAGGCTTGCGGAACTTACAAAGCTTTTTGGATTTCCGGAGATTTTTCCGCCTGAAAGACCGTATGCGGTTATCTTCCCCGGCGAAAGGTGCAGCAAAAAAGAACGTTCCCTGTCAATCACAAAAGGGATAATCCTGCCCGGCCCTTCCATCGTCCTAAGGCGCTCAGTCCCGCTTCTCCTTTTTATTCCTCCTGTGGGAATGATGTCAAAGTTCTCTATCTTCGCGGCTCCCTGGTAATACTGGCCGAGGTCAATTCTGCCAAAAAGGGATTCTGATAATTCGCCGGAAGAAAAGTTTGTTACAAGCATTAACGCAGCCCCAATTCTTCCTGCCAGGTTTCCGGCGCTTTTATGCGGCTTGCGGAAAGAGAGATACTTGTTACTTCCGCGGCCCGCCCTATGGCCTGGGCTTTGTTATAAAAAGCGATTGACAGTTCCGCTTTATCTGTAAGGCGTAAAGCGAACTTGCTTGAAAGCAGATTCTCCCAATAAAGATAAAAGTTAGGTTCATGGCGCATCTCCCTGTAATCCGGGTAATCTTCATCTGGCGGAAGGGGAACTTTTCTTTTTGCGCCTCCCCCGGAAATTACGTTATCGTGCCACTCATAACGCCTTACGCGATCGGAATCTCCCCCGGTAACGTGGTCGCCCATCGGCTTGCGCCGCGCGTTCCCTCCGGAAACGACAGCTTGATCCGACAGGCGGCGGCCGTTACTCACATAAAGCAGCCGGATAGGTTTCTTTTCCGTGCGCCGATATAAACACTTCGGCCGCTTTTGGATATTCCTTTCTCCGGTGTAAAGGAGTCCGCCCTCAACTTCAAAGTAATCATGGTCGTCAATTTCAATGATCTTCGCGCAGTCAATCGGCATGTCATAAGCTGATGTAAAATCCGCGTTGCCCTTATTGGGCATTTGCGCCGGGGTAAGCTCCCTGCGGCGCTTGGCTGCGGTCCATTCCACTTGCGCCAGAGCCTCAAGCATAGTCGACAGATAATAAATCTTGGCTGTCTGCCATGCTTCGTTCCCGGCCAGCTTATCGGCAAGGGTAATTTGCCTTTGGCCGATATTAAGCAGCGCGCGATTAACAAGCGCGAAGTCCAAATTCATTTTTTACCTCTCATCCTTTTCAAGCTTTGCGCTTTTCAAAACAAAATGAGGCGGGCACTTTTTGCCGTGCAGTTCATGCCCCTGGCGGTAATGCACCCCGTCATAGATGCAATCCTCATAGCAAACAAAAACCATTTCCTTTTCAAAGGTTTTCCCTTCGTCCGACGTGGTTTTTTCCTCTTGCTTGCCGTTATCATTTTTTCCAAACATCAGTTTCCCCTTATTTACCCGCGTAGGTATTGAGGAAGGCTTCCGCGGACCCGGTAAAGGCTCCGGTCACAGTTACATTAATGCGGAGATACTGGAACCTGTTCGGGCTTATCGCCGCCTGGCAGGTTCCCGCCTTCATGTCCTCAAGAGTGAAGGTATTCTTCCCTACATCGGTCCAACCCGTGGATCCGTCCTTGCTGCCCTGCACTGTCAATGTCAGGCTTGAGCCTCCCTCCGGCTCCGCGCAGCAAACGTCCGCGGTCATGCGGTCTACGTTTGTTGATTCCTTCCCGGGGTAGTGGTCGGAAGATCCCGGAACCTTCCCCAGGTTAAGCACTTTTGGAAAGTTCCCGTTAGCGATAGGCTCCATCTTTCCGAAGGAAAGATTCGCGTCATAAATAAAATTTCCCATAGTTTCTTCCCCTCCTTACGCCGCTATTTCTTCTTCTGTAGAAAGAATGACGTCTTGCTGCCTCAGGCGGAGCCCGTTGACGTTGTTAACAGGCCTGCCCCAAACATCGCTCTCGTGCGCTACGACGATCTGGGCTTCCCTGCCTGCCCGTTCAACCTGATATACCATTTCCTGGTTGCCGAAAAGCACCGTGTTGACGATGCCCTTTGTAAGCCGTTTCTGATGGCGGAGGACCAGCTCAATTAAGTCAGCCCTTCCGGCCTTGTCCAGGTTATTCGGGATATTGCAGATCCTGACTACCGCGTCCGGATGCTCGATGGCAAGCCCGTATTCGGCAATGAAATGATCGCGGTGCACGCGGTACTCTCCGCCCTTCTCATCCTTGGCATATTGAATCCCCGCGTCGATGCGTTGGACGCCGACGGAAGAAGATCCTTGCGGATAGATAAGATGGCAGGCTTTTTCCCCGGCGGCAATCAGGTAGATACTGGTCAGGTATTTGCCTTTACCGCCAAAGCTGATACAGCAATCTCCCAGTCTCGCATACCGTGTCGCAAGGCCGTCAATTTGCGCCGGGTCATGGCTGTGGTTCCCATAAATAAGATCCTCGGCCTGATCCAAACCCATGCCGGCCAAAAAAGCGGCGGCCTCGCTGTTATAAAGCGCGTTGGGATTCCCGCTGTGTTTCGCAAGCGCCTCGTCAACATCGCTTAATGCTTCAAGCATTGTGATTAAGTCGCGGACGGGCACCGTCTGGCTTGCTTTTTTCCCGACGCCCCGGTTGTAGATACGGTGTTCTCCTCCCGGGTAACTGAGACGCTTAAGCGACGTATGAACGGCTTTGTCGTTTGCCATGGTTGACGGCAGCTGCTCAAGCATTGAGTTGAGCATGGCCATGGTTTCAATAATTGTGAGGGCGTCGGGGTTGCTCGACCTCCGGGCAACCTCAAGAGCCGTCAGATTATCAACTAAATTCGGCATTTAAAATTAACTCCTATGAATAGCTTTCTTGATAACCAAACCCTCTGCCGTCCATTATTGACTTAGCCCCGCCGGCTTTTGAGTTTCCTCCCGCGGCCGTGCCTTCGCTTATGGCACGCCCCAGCTCAATAAACGCCCGGACGATTTCAGGTTTGCCTGCCAGACCTGCGTCTTTTAAGGATTTGGCGATAGGGGAGAGCTCCCCTGTCTTTGGATTAATTCCAAGCCCTCTTTGCATCAAGGTAACGGCTTCTTCGCTTTTGTCCCCATATTCTTTTTGGAGCAATACATCCGTCGCCGCAAAGTCTTTGGCTTGTAACGCCATCATCCCTTTACGCATGTCATCCACCTGCGCCAGGCTCGCCTTGTACAAAGCTTCCGCCTGTGCGCTCGTCAGATTCGCGTTAAACGCAACCTGCGCAAATGCAGGTTCGTCTTTCGCGAATGAATAGGACGCAGCTTCTTTGGGTTTACCAAGTTTCTCATAGAACGCATGGAGCTCTTCCGGAGTAGATTTCTCTCCCGGTAAAGAGAGCTGTTGCCCTGCGCCGTCAAGATAAGCCTGGACAAAATCGTCCAGGCTCTTGAACGCCTGAAGTTTTGTAACCGATTCAAGATCAGATACATACTTCTTAGAAAGCTGTTGAGTCCATTGTGGTAAATTGTCGTTGGATTGGTTCGGTCCCGGTTTGCCCTTCGGCTGTCCGGCACTCTGGTCAGGTTGGCCTGCCGCAGTGTTATTTACACTGCCGGTTACCCCTCCAGCGCCTGCCTCTGGTCCGCCTTCGAAGACTTTTGCTAGTCCACCGTTCGGAGGTCTGTCTCCCCCTGGTGAAGTAGGTCCTGGTTTGCCCTTCGGCTGTCCGGCACTCTGGTCAGGTTGGCCTGCCGCAGTGTTATTTACACTGCCGGTTACCCCTCCAGCGCCTGCCTCTGGTCCGCCTGCGGGGACCTGTTGCCCACCAGCGGATTGCCCGCCGGCGATAGCGGAGTCTGTATCTCCGCTCATTGATGTTTCCGCCATAATAATACCTCCGTAAAAAATTTGTCAAGTGTTTTTTTTTGAAAAAATTATTTTTCCGCAATTTTTATTGCAGCGGAAATCTCCACGTCAAACTCATTTCCTATTTCATTAAGAAATTTCGTCGCATAATTCCGGAGCGCCTGCTGCTCAGGCGTAACGCAAATAGAGAAAAACCCCCAGTCGTAAAGCAGATAACGCAAAAGCACAACGCCGTCCTGGCTTGTAAATATCCTTTGCATCGCTCCTTTGATGTCAGGAATACCTCCGCGCTTTACAATCAAATCTTCCTTGCTGTTTTCAAACAAACGAAACCTTATTTTCTTCATATGTTTCTCCTTCTTAAAACAATCCCTGGCTATTATTCTTTTTCTGTCCGTTTAACAGTTCCTTCTTTCTCTCACCTTCGGCCGCAGCCCTCTCTACCGGCGAAAGATCTTCATCATCCCGCAGCGCCTCATCCGCAAGAGCCGCGGCGTCTAC